ATTTTGTAAATGTACCGTTAGTAATTCTGATAGTGATGAAGGTAATCACCAATACAAATCCTTCACACGATCTGAATCTACTAGTAGTAATGAATCATGGAATCATAGTTCAAATTGGGAAGACAAATTAGAAACTATGTCTATTCAAGAACATAATGAGAACCTTAGAAATATTGAAAACGCTTGTTCTAGTTTAATTACTAAGAAAAGTGATCCTATAGATATTCCTTTTGCAAAAAGACCAACTGAACCGTGTACCATAGGCAAACCTATTGAATTGGCTTGTAATATTTCTACTACAGGTCAGTTTATTAGAGGTGATTTGCGAAAAACTGAATTATTTGCTGAGTACAAAAGTCCCACATGGCGAGATGATCGTGGTCCTAGACCAGGTTTAGATTTACATCCATCTAAATTTCCCCATAAGGATGTTCAATATTTATTTAGACAACAGAAAAATCACATTAAGAATTTGAATAAAGTTATGGGTTCTCTGTATGAAAAGAAACTTCTTGATATTAAGAAATTTCAAGGAAATGATACCGTTTATGCAGGCGAGGATGATTTTTTCATTGAGGAAGTTAAACAACCCAATATGTCAGCTATTCCTAAAGACGATTCTATCATGGTAACTTATCATAAAATGACTGATTACAAAATGTGTGCTAAAGTTTGTTTTAAAAATGCTGTAGATGGTCAAATTGCCGAAATTGTTCAACCGGATACTGAGGTTAAAGCCTTTGTTAAATTTGATGCAGTATTTCAAAAACTTACCCGTCGTGATATTATAGATAATAAAGCACTTAAAAAAGTTATGTATAGTAAAGATATGGTTAGTTTAGAAATTAAGGAAACTTATTTGGATGTTCATTTAGATGACATTGCAGATACCAAATTTGTTTTTTGTAATGTGGGAGCAACTATTGATTATTGTACATCTGACAAAAAGATCTATCAATATGTTACTGGTGTTATTATGTATGACGTTGCTGAAAAAAGAGCCGTATTTCAACGTGCTAGTAAAGTTGGTTCTTTGAACCTTTATTTATTATGGCGCTCAGGTTTAGTTTATCGTGGTGTTAAATCATCTGTTAAAAGAGCTTTTACAGATCAAAGTCGTCGTTTAGCTGTCTTTGATTCTCAATCTCCTTATTATTGGAAAGAAAATATTGTAAAATATTTAGCATGTGCTATTGTTTTTGCTTTGTGTCTTGCACTTATCTTTTATTTATATCAAAGATATTGTCATAATGATAATATTATTAAAGAGTCAAGAGGCAAAAATAAGAGTGGTAGAGGTCATATGCGACAAAATTATAATAAGCATACCAAAACTGGTAAGGAACGTAAGTTTGCCCGTTCTGTTTACAATGCTTTTGAAGATTATAAAGAACAACTTATGGAAGATGCTCGTTTAGTTGCTGAGAATGGTTATTTTTATTTTGATGGTGAAATCATTGACTATGAAACTCTTATGGGAAGATTTATGCTTACTGAGGAATTTGAATATGCTAAAAACAATGCTCGTATTTATGATGAGGAGTATTCTGAAGATGAAGATTATGATGATGATGATAATGAAAATTATGATTATCAAAAATATTTGGATCGTGAAGAACAAAGAGCTTATGACGATGCTAATGAGAATTTTGGAGATTATGGTAGAGACGGTGCTGCTGGAATTATTAAAGGAGGAAAAGTTATCAGTGTCAGAAATGATCATGGTGGCGATTACTCTGGTTTTTCTACAGGACGTAATTATTTTGAATCAAAACCAATGTTAAAGCATGGTAAAAATGTTGCTGGTATGTTTGCTAAGGTTTGTAAAGACAATGCTGAGGTCCGTCGAAAAGTTAAGGAATTATGCAAAGCAAATGCAACAGAAGAGGAGTTTAAGACTGTAGTTCCATCTTGGATTGTAAAACTCAAAGAACTCGATAATGCTAAAGAAAATATGCTAAAGGCTAATGAACCCGTAAAGAAAAGCGAGGGTAATGATGTTAACCTTAAGAAAAATAATAAAAATTCTAATTCTCACATTAAAAATTTTCTAGGTTATCAGTTTTCTGCTATTAAAGGTGCTGTTATGAATTGCAAAAGCAACAAGTTTGATTTTGGAAGTATTAAAAGTATTGATGACAAGGTAGCTTTTTATATGCTAATATGTGAATATCCTGCCGAATTTAGTGATGCTGCTGTCTCTGATCCCGAAGATGTAAGAACAGTTTTTGGTTTAATACAATTTTCTTTTCAAAAAATGGTAACATTGTTTGATTGTAAAGATAAAAGGGCCTTTATTGATGGTGTAACTTATCATTACTTTAATAACAAAGTAATAGAACATCACCTACAATGCTTTTCTGATAAAAATAAATTTTTATTTAATCAATATGTCTGGAAATTTGAGGAAAGTAATCATGCAGACCACAAACATCGAGATGATAGTTGGTGTAATGAAAGTCATGGTAATGTTCATAAACTAAATACCAAAGTAAATGAAAGTATCATGCCTAATAGTTTACAACCTTTGGAATCTCTTAAAGTTAAAATAGGTCAGATTTTTAAGGATGGTTTATTTTTTTCATCGGCAACTCGTTGCAATGGAGGTTTCTTAGCAAATAAACATGCTTTTTATGGTACTGATGGACATTATGTTGATTCTCTCTATACTATTCTCATCAATGGTTCTGTTTACAAAATTGAACAACATCAAATTAAGATTATTGGTGGTGACTTGGTTTATATTAGCGTATCTGGCTTGCCCAGAACTCCAACTGCTAAAATAGTTAAGCATGTTGATGGTGAACCTGTTTTATTGTATACTGCAAATGAAAATGGAAGTAATGTTGAATTGGTTGCTATTGCTGGTAATGTATATAATAAAAATGAAACTGTTGGCGATGAAGATGAATTGTTAACAAATGTTTCAACTAAAGAAGGCAATTGTGGAGGTTTTTATATGTCAAAAAATGGTTTAATTGGTATTCATACTGCTGGTTCAAAAAACATCAATTATATGATTAATTTGAATTTTTATGAAGAAGAATTAAAACAAGTTATGCCTAATAAAAATTTTTATTAAAGACCTGCATACCATTCCCTAGGCAGGTCATTAAAAGAGCAACGCCTAAATCAAAAATAAAATTAGAATCTCAATTTTATGAACTGAAATTAAAAGTACCAACAAAATATTCAACACCTGAAATGATAGGACCTAATGGTGAGAAGAATTGGAACACAAGATTTATAGAATATTTCCATAATTCTCAACAACATCCTTTTGTAACACCTACTAAAGTAGAATTAAATTATATGTATCAATATATGGTCTCTAAATTATCAAATTATATAATTCCTACTAGTGTATATACAATAGAAGAAGTAATCTCAGGTATTCAAGGAATTAAAGATAGTTTAGTGGATAATACTTCACCAGGTTATCCTTTTAAATCAAATTATGATAAAAAGAAAAACTTTTTAGAAGATCCAATGTCTACTCTTATAATTGAATCTCAATGGAATGATTGGCTTTCTGACCAACCTTTCGTATATCCAAATACCATGTGTAGTAAAGACGAAATATTAAAAACAGAGAAATATAAAGAGCCAAAACCTTTTTATGTCGTTGATGTGGTAACAACTATTAATGGCAAAAGATTGGTGGACGATTTTAATGAACAATTAGGAAAGGTTCCTGGCTATTACAGAGGAAAAACAATGTACTGTGGCGGTTTAGATGAAACAATGTCGAGACACTTAAAGTATAAGCATCATCTTCCTCTAGATCATAAAAAGTATGATGCTCACAGACAACCATGGGTCAGTGAAATGATGGTTAAATTAAGATTTCATTTTATGAAAGAGGAATTTAAAAATTCTGAAACTTTAACTAGATTAATATCTTTTTATTCTTCACTAGACCAGTCTGAAACAATTGACTTAGATGGCAATTATCATAAAAGATATGGACAAATGTTGACTGGTAGTCCAGTCACTTTAGATGATAATACATTATCAAATGATATGATTTTTATCTTATCATGTTTACGAATTTTTGGAAAAGTACCCTCTCATGAAAAAGAACTTATGGGAGATGATACATGGGCGTCTTTGGATGACTATGTTGAACCTCAAAAATGGATAGATGCTTTTGATTCTATAGGTTATGAAGTA